GCCATAGCGTGGGCACAAAGAGACAAGACTCCGAAGAGCCCTGACACCTTTGGCGGACATCTCACTTCCCAGGTAGGTGTACCGTTTCCATTTTCTCAGGGAAGACCTTTTGTTGTCTTTGTGCCCACGCTATGGCGCTTGCGTGGAATTTTTATCTTATTCAATTTTTATGTCGCTAGTCGACTATCCGGACTTAGAAGTTAGGATTCAAGTTCGTAGATCCTAAACTGCCAACGTATGAGACCCAGGACAATAAAGTCCAGGTTAACGTCGCTGTCAAGTTCCACTGAAAAGCCATGTTGGAATTCTGAGCAAACGCACAATCGACGTTTGGATAGAATGTCCAAACTGAACCAGTGTAAACAGCATAAAACGTAGTACCGTCTTGCAGTGGCACGGTAATGGATCCACCAGCTTCATTAATCTTGAAAATGTTGGTAGGAGTAGCTCCAACCCATGAACCCGTCGCAGAGTTAGTAACATCAACGAACACCTTATAGATGTCGCCATTAGATGACCCACTAGGCGAGGCGGTGGCTGTTCCTGACAAATCATTTCCTACCAGACCGAAGCTTGCATATGTTCCAGCCGCGTTAGCAACTGCAGTCTGACCAAATCTCAAATTATCCCATTGGATACGAGAAATCGGCAGAGACAGCAGCCTTGGCGAGATCTGCAACTGTGAGAACTCGATCTCATAATCGAAGAGAACGTAACCAGGACTATCAGTAGTTGTTGTCTTTGATAACAGGAATACATCACCATCAGCATAGTCATCCAAATTCGCAGTCATACCATAATCGGTACTTTTCCAAGTTCCTTTCATGTGACATAATGTTGAATGGTTGGTCCATTGCGGGCCAATCACTGTGTCATCATCATTCAGCACGAATGGTAACAATTGTGGACTGGTTTGGTTTAACATCACTGATGACCGGTTCTTGTTGAAATAGAACATAACGTCACCTGTAGAGCTGGTTGAGCTGGATGTAATGTAATGAACGGCCAGATATTTCCATCTGTATTTCTGGTACATCTGTAAAAACTGACGAATTGTACTGTCTGAGAAAGCCGCCGGAGTAATTGGGGCTCCTCCGACAACTGTCCATGTTTGAACAGCTCCAGAACCTAAGGCTGAAAACATGAAATCTCTCGATCTCACGGTCACGCCGTTCTTGGATTGAATGATCTGAGCAGATGAACCTTTAACTGAATTCCCAATGGCTACTGGAGCAGTGTCAATAGCACTGATCGGTCCCATAGGTTTCTTTCGTACTTGGTTCTTGACTCGACCAATCATATTAGCCACAGCCCGCTTTGCAGCTGCTTGCTTCTTCTTCTGCTTGAGAATCTTCTTAATTTTAACCATATTTACGCCTCCTACCTTCCTAGCCACTTAAACCGACTTTATTTATATTTCGGCGGAAATGATATTTGGCTCGCTTGAGAGGCCTTTGACGAATAACTTGTATAACTCGAGGATTAGCAAAATCGTGATTCCATAGCTCAAGAGCTGGAGGGTTCGATTTCTCTCTCTCCTTAATTCTCTTAGAAACTCCACGATACGCATGGTCAGGTACACGCACGAAACCAAAGTGTTCACGAGCAAACTTATCTGCCTTAACAGTGTTGTCGTATCGTTTCTTAAGTTTGTAAACTGTATACCCAGTTGTGGCGGCGTTTAAAATGCTTTTTGCTCCGGCTGCTAATGCCGCTGAGAAAAAGTCCATTATATTTACTCCTACCGCCTCCATACTCATCGATGGTGCGCAAATTCTGCTGAGAACGCTTGCCTTCCGATAATGTGGAATCTACAGGCTCTGATCCTTCACCTACTACCGTACTTGTCGGATTCGATGTCGGGGCCGCAGAGGGTCCTATCTTGCCGGGTCGCCTACCTCCTAAGCCCAACTCGCCGGACAGCTCTTTGCCGCCGGACTGCAAACTTGGATTGTATTCAGCATGATTGAATTGCGGATCTGTCTTGTAATAAGCGAGAACCTCTTTTCTATACTTGTTTCTATTGTGTACATAATCAGCTAGATTGTACAAGTTCTTAATACCGCCATAGATCAATCCGGGAAAATTGCCTACTCCGAAAGGCATATTGCCTAGTGCGGACTTCACTTGGTTGCCATATAAAACGACATTACCAGCAAAGTTCTCGGTTTTATTCCCGTTTCTCGTTTGGTCATAGTATATCGAATTGGCTGCGGTTCTATGTCCGTAGTCCTTGTAATGTGCAAAAGCTGAATCATGATATCTACTGAACGCATCTAGTCTATTCAGTGGCTTCGACTTACCAAATTCTACTGAAGTTTGGAATTTCCCGTCACTTATATACGGACCAGTATAGTTCATTTTCGTAAAACCTAAATTGACTACCATCTTTACACCTCCACCTGCCTATACTAATTTTTGTGTCTTTTCATTTTTAAATGCACTCACTAACACATACCCTTATCGCTACTTATTGACTGATAAGCGAGTCCAACACTGAATCCAGGTTGACGTACTCGCCAGTCGCCTTAGCAGTAACTGACTCCAGTCCTTTACACTTATATTGTTGAGCTCGTTGATCGATTAGGAAATGCAACGGAAAGTTTTCCGGATCTGCTTTCCTGAAATGAGCATACATCCTTTGAAAGAACTTGAATTCCGCATTTTTCCAGCAATAGTTTATCATAGCACAACTTAATGCTGGTGCGAGATTCTCGTTCTTAATCTTGCCAAACTTCTCAACATGTTTAGTGAAACGAACTGGCTCGAAGCCCCACATTCCTCTAAATTCTTTGAAATGATTACTAAAGAATTCAGAGCCTGCGAATTTCTTGTTGTTCTTAAACTCAAACGGGAAACCCAATTTGAGCGATTCCTCAACATAGCTCTTCTTCAGTTTCTTGGTCTTGAATCGGTTCATGGTATCATCACCACCTGCCACCAGATAATTTTCTGGCGACTTAATGGCTTCGT